GGGACAAATAGGCTCTAACCTTATCGCCCTTTCGGCTATTAAGGACCCGCTGGCAGTAGCTAATTTCAGTTTCTTGCGTGCTACCGCCGATGTTACCTATGGGGCTACGGCTATCATCAACAAGGAAACGCTTAGCCTCGAACCCAAGCCCGAACCTAATAGCACGCCTATCAGTGCGCTATTTCAAAACCAAAACTTCTGTCCCGACTGGTTTTCGTTTGCTGGCGAGTACGAAGCACTGGTAAGTTACGAGCACACCCTCGCCGACAACGTGCTACTGAGCGAGGACTACAAGGCGCAAGTGAAAACCAAACGCACTTACAAACTCAATACAGGTTGGCTCTTTCTTGAAGAGATAGAAGTATTGTGGGAGCTCATCAAATCACCTGTATGCTTCTTGCGTATTGCAGACGAGTGGCTGAAGGTAATACCTATCACCCAAAAACCGCTGTCCTTTGATAGCACCCGCAACCTGCATAGCTTTGTAGTCGAATTTCAACTATCGTCTAACGACTAACCCCTAAACCTATGTTCACCAATATACAAGAAATCAAGCAATATACTAACGTTTCTAACCGTTTAGATTTCGACCTCCTCAAACCTTATATCGAGGAGGCGCTCCGTGTAAAAGTATATCCGTATATACCCAAGTCTGTTGCCGATACCCTCACACCCCCTTCGGGGGACGGGGGGCTTAACGCGCTCGAACTCCTCAAAAAAGCAGTAGCCAACTATGCGGTGGCTTATGCTATTCCATTCCTTAAGGTGAACTTATCCAACACGGGTGGCAACTACTACACCGATGATAAGATGGAAAAGTCGCCTTGGTGGGACTTGCGCGATTTGGGACTTTCATCTATAGCGATGGGCGACCGCGCTCTCAACGATTGTATCGAGTTGCTTATAACAGCAGGCAAGCTACAGCGCGCAAGCGGTGTTATTAGTAGCGTGAATGAGTTTGAAAAGTATTACAGCCTCAATAATTCTTGGGAAGTATTCGTTAAACTGAAACCTCTAATACAATGGGTATGGGAAAGCCTTGTTGCACCACAAGTCAGCACTTGCACCCCCGATGATTTACGCGCTTATCCTGCTATATGGGAAAAACTACAGCGTACCGTCGTTTTCTTTACCGTTGCCGAAGCTGCTCAAATGCATAGCTTCTCATTCACGGCTACCGCTATTGTACAGCAGTGGGAGGAACTACCTTGGCAAAAGAGCAAAATACTAAACGGCTCCGAGCTCTATACCCTTGCCAAACGCTTGCAACAACTCGCTCGCCACGAACTCGCCCAACTCAAGCAACTACTTGAAAAAGAAGCGGTGGCTTGCTATGTACCCTCATCAGTAGCCCAGCAAGTAGAAAAAATGAAAAGCGGACTCTACTTCTAATTCCTAACACCTAAAATGGAAGTTACTAAATTTAGCAAAGACAGCCTTTATCAGCGTATATCCGCCTCGTATATAGACGAGAATTTTCAGTTACTACCTGCCGAAGAGGTGGTTAAAACGCGTTTGCGCCATATACACGGCTTGCGATTATCCAACAAGTACTCTAAACACCAAGCTATACAGATACACATTCGTGAAATGGGCGTAAGCCAAGCCACCGCCTACCGCGATTACTCGTGGGCAATGCAAATCTTTGGCGAACTCGATAAATCAGATATCAATGCCGAGCGGGCTATATTGGCAGATAGCTATTGGCAGCTGTACCAAATGGCTTTAAAAGATAGAGATTTAGAACAAGCGCGCAAGGCATTAGATTCTTATGCTCGCCTGTTTAACTTCGATAAAGAAGAAAAAGAAATCAACTTTGAAAAGATTACTGCCAATGAGTACCATATCAAGATGAGCCGTAAGAGTGCCAAGATGTTGCGCGCTGCCCTCGCTTCAGGGGTAGTAGATTTCAACGACTTGCCCGCTACCGATACCGACTACGAAGATATAACCGATGACCCCGACGATGAAACCGCTGATTAAACCAGTTAAACAAATCCTCCTCAACCCTATGCAAATGGCTGCCGTATCTGCCAACCGCTATGCAGGTGTAAAACACATCTGTATAGAGGCGGGGCGTGGTACAGGTAAGAGTACCATACTCGGCTGGTTTGTGAAGGAAGCAGTAAAGCAAATGCCACGCGCTACGGGCGTACTGGTAGGGGCTACTTTTGTGCAGATAAAAAGCCGTACTTTCCCCTCTACCAAAGAGGGTTTGGAGATGTTCGGCTTTTACGAAGATGTAGATTATGTAGTAGGACGTAACGGCAAGGCTCTCGGCTTCGAGATGCCATTTCAAGCCCCCAACTCGTGGAGCAACGTGGTGCACTTCTCTAATGGCTTTATATTGGTGCTTGTATCTCTCGATGACCCTAATAGCGGACGAGGGTTAAACTCTTACATCGTTATTGGTGACGAAGCTGCTCTGTTAGAACACGACCGACTTTTCAACAACGTACTGACAACTAACCGCGCTAAGAAGATAGCCTTTGATAAGGCAAGCCTGCTGAATGCTACGATCTTCACCTCTTCGGTTGCTCTCACCAAAACAGGGGAATGGTTCACTGCCCGCGAAAAACTCGCCAAACAGAAACCTACCGAGCATCTCTTTATCAAAGCCAATGCCCTCGTAAACCAAGAAAACCTCAAACCAGGGTGGATACAAGAGATGTACGAGCAACGTGTGTCTGACCTCCTTTTCAACGCCGAAATAATGAACATCCGCCCTGGTAAGGTTGCTGACGGCTTCTATGCTAAATTGTTATCCGATAAACATTATTACAAGTACCAGTACAACACCACCGCCCTGCAAGACTTCTCGCAGAGTTTCACACCCTCTTGCACCTACGATAACGATTTAGTAAGCGGTGTAGCTCTCGAACTCTCTCTCGACTTTGGTGGGCGTATCAATTGCGGTATTGTAGCCCAAGAAAGCAAGGTAGCCAACACTATAACAATACTCAAAGACTTCTTTGTCAAAAACCCCCTCAAACTCTCAGATTTGATAAAGAAAATCATCGACTACTACGAGCCTCACCGCGCTACTTGCAATAAAATATACCTATACCACGACCGTTCGGGCTTCAAGAGCGAGGCAAATAGCAAAACCACCTTGGCGCAAGATGTAGAGGATATGCTACGCATAGCAGGTTGGCAGGTGTTCAATCGCACCCCAAACACCAATAATCCAAGCCATATCCTCAAATTCCGCCTCATCAACGAGATATTAGAGGAAAACAACCGCTCCCTGCCCTTTGTCCGCCTCAACGAGGACAATTGCCCCAACCTCATTGTCTCTATGGAAAACGCCGCCGTAAAGCAGAAAGAAGATGCTTTTGAGAAGGACAAGAGCAGCGAACGCTCTACCACCATACCTCAGGAGCACGCCACCCACCTCTCCGACTGTTTCGACTACCTCCTATGGTGGAAATACGCCTACCTGCTCGATAACGCCTACCACGATAGCTTCATCATCACCACCGTATAAGTGTGAGCCACACAAAAAAAACTTCCAAAAGTGTCCCACGACAAAAATAAAAGATAAAAGACTAACAAACAGTCTTTTATCTTTTTTATACCCTTATACCTTACCCCTTATTACCTACCGCCTACCTACAGCACTATTCGAACCAACATACTGGCAACATCGAACCAACACCCCGCAAACCCTTACAGTACAACGCCTCACGCCCCCTCTTACTTTTTATCTCTTACCACAAAGCCGTCCTTTCACAACATCTCCAAACATCCTACTTTTTCCCTAAAATTCGTTTTATACATAATAATCATAGTTAGTTGGTTTATAGTTAAAACTTCTTCATCTGGGATGTTTTTAGTTAGAAAGCGCGCCTACAATAGTGGGTGCGCTTTTTTTTGTATAAACCGCACAATATATATAAAAAAAAATAAAAAAAGTTGCTAAAATATTTGCATACTATGAAAAATCATAGTATCTTTGCAGTGTTAAACAAAAACAGTAAAAATGGAAGAAGAATTAACAACGAGTCAAGAACTCACAGAATTAGAATGGGAACTTATCCAAGCTATTAGAAATTACAAAAGAGCTTACCCTAATGGAGCAAGAAACTTATTAGCTTATGTAAGGGAATTGTTTGATAGGTTAATTTATGGTTAAACTAAGCCCTCTAAAAAAGGGGGCTAAAAAACACAATACAATGGAAATAGTAGCAAAACAAACAAAACTCACAATGATGCAACAATTAGAGGATATCATTGTAGATGTTTCTTGGGGAAGATTATCACAAGAATATTTTGGCAAATCATCTTCGTGGATGTATAATAAATTACACGGGCGCGATGGCAACGGAGGTGTAGGGGAGTTTACCCCTGCTGAAAAAGAACAATTACAAGGAGCCTTATACGACATCGCCGAACGTATCCGTAAGGCAGCCAGTACCATTACACAGTAACCATTGTTACTGTTATTGTTTAACAACCTTAGGGGCGCACTCGGTGAAGAGTGCGCCCCTTTTCTCTTACCTCTCCCCTGACACCTATACCCTGCCTATACCATATATCCCCCATTTTCCTAAATTCAAATTGTAAAAATCACTAAGGCGGCGATGGGCTTCGTCGCCTTTCAATGAGCATACGCCTGCACCCTCACCTGCTTCACCTATTCAATATCAATCACTTAACAATTTTATAATGATAAAAAAGCCTGTCCTTTCCCAATATATCCCTACCTATTACCTTTGCCCAATAAATCCCCAACCCTTATGAACAAAGTTTTTTTAAAGGACGTACTGGCTGAAATGAGAAAACTCGATGAGCGCAAGAAGCCAATACCCTTCAGCATAACCGTACGCACCTACAACAAGCAAAACAGCTTTGGTGGCAAACTCTGCACTTACACGGGCGCAACCCTTATGCAGCAACCCCGCAACAAGCAAGATTTTGAAAAGAACCCCAACCACTGGCAAAACAAAACCCGAAATATCAAACTCAGCGACGGCACTATAAAGAAAATTTGTATCCTTTTTATTGTCGCTTTCAACGGAAAAGAAGTAATTTATTAATTAGCAAATCGACAAATGGATATAGTAACCAAAAAAGATTTATCTGATAATTATGGAAAACCTGTATACTATTTTGCAAAGTTTTTCCCCGAAGGATATAAACCTCCTGAAAATATAATGAAAAGAACAGCTAATGAAGAATATCAAGGGAGTATCTTTTTCACTAAAGAAACGGCTAACCGCATCCTTTCATTAGATGTGTGGAAAACGTGTATATATCCTTCTATCTATCTACTACGCGACGGCTTCTGTTACAATATCGATTGGAACGATAGCGAGTATATTGAAGTAAGCAAACGCGCAGGCAATCAAATGAATGTGCTACAAATGGTATCAATTATTATTAACGACTTTGGCTATACTTACCAAAGTGAAAAATGGAAATAATGAAACAAATCGACAAAGACATTTACGTTTTTACCGTAGGGGCGAATGGCAATTCGCCCTTAAAAGGCAATTCGCCTAAAGCTGCTGTACTCTTCGGCTCTGATAAACAAAGCCTTTCCACTCCCAAAACCCAAAAAGACTCAAGCGACACCGATAAGTACGCCGCTTGGGGCGACAATAACCTATACCCACAAGAGTTCACCAAGAAACTCAACAAAACGGGCGCGGCTATTGGGGGTTTGGAGGTACTCATCTCCGCTCACTACGGCTTGGGCTTCCGTCTTTATCAAGATGTAGAAACCGAAGAAGGCGTAACCACGCGCGAACGCCTGCGCTCGGCTTTCCCCGATATTGATAGCTTCTTCAAAACCTGCCGTTGGGATGTAACAATGGCAGAGATTATCGAGGACTTTGAAACCTATGGCATTGCCTTTGTCGAATACCTGCTCGCACCCAATTTTGAGAAGATTGTATCCGTAAAACGCCAGCAAGCCCCCCATTGTCGCTTAGGAGTGCCCAACAAAAAAGGCTTTGTCGATAAAGTCTATATCAATACCACTTGGGGCGATACCCTCAACGAGGAACTAACCGTAGAAGTGCCCTTTTTCTCGGATATTCACAATGTCGAAACCCTCAAAGCCTATTGCAAGGAAAAGAAAATCGAAAAGTTTATCGTGCCCGTAATGCGCCCACTCACTACCGAGAAGAATTACCCCAAGGTAAAATGGCATAGTTCCTTCTACAACGGTTGGGTAGATGTAGTGCTTTCCGTGCCCTCGTTCAAAAAGTATATGTTTGAAAACCAATTGAACCTAAAATACGTGATATACATTGCCGATGATTTTTTCCTTCACAAATTTGGGCGCGAGGAATGGCAGGAAATGCCACAAGAAAAACGCGAAGCCGCCCGTCAAGAAACCATTAAGGCTATTGACGATCATATGAGCGGCAACAAAGCAGCAGGGCGTTCGTTCGTCTCGCCTTTCTTCCGCGATAGCAACAACAATCTTATCAAAGGTATCGAGGTAATCCCTATCGACGACAAGATTAAGGACGGCAACTTTTTGCCCGATGCCAGTGCGGGCAACTCCGAGATACTCTTCCCTATGGGGGTAGACCCTTGTCTGCTCGGGGCAGGTATACCAGGGGGCAAAAACCTATCCGGCTCCGGATCCGATAAACGCGAGGCGTATACCATTCTCTCCACCCGTATGCCCGTAAAGAGATTGCGCACCCTCGAAGTTTTCGAGCGCATCCGCGATTGGAACAACTGGGACAGCACCCTATACGGCAACTTCCCCAACATCAACCTCACCACCCTCGACAAGAACCCCAACGGACAACAAACAATAGTGAATTAAAATGGCAAGCAACAACACTACATCACAACTTACGATACGTATCAACGGTAAGGAGGTAGAGAATACTTTTACTGCCTTAAACCGCGAGGTGCGCACACTCTCTCGTGAACTCCGCAACCTCACTCCTGGTACTGAAGAGTTCCAACAGCGTGCAGCGCAATTGCGTGAGGCACAAGCACACTTCAACCGTGTACGTGATGAAATAAACCAAGTGAATGGGGCTATTACCCAAACGGCTACCAGTACTTCACGATTTGGCGACATCGTGCGCGGAGTGTTTACTGGCAACCTTATCACGGGCTTCTTTTCTTCCTTGGTTGGCAAAGCCCGCGAATCGGTGGACGAACTCCTCAAAGTATCCGACCTAATGACCGGTGTAGAGAAAACCACAGGACTCGCCTCCGATCAGGTACGCCAGTTGTGGAACGAGTTTGATGAGCTCAATACCCGCACCTCCAAGCAGGAACTCCTCAATATCGCCCAAATAGGCGGTCGCTTGGGCATTACCGATAAAGAGCAAATCAAGGAGTTTACTGAGCAAATCGATAAGATATACGTTGCCTTGGGCGACTCGTTCCAAGGCGGTTTGGAAGAGGTTACTACCAAGGTGGGCAAACTCAAAAATCTATTTGAGGAAACCCGCGACCAAAACTATGGCGAAGCCCTCAACGCCATTGGCTCTGCCCTCAACGAACTGGGGGCGAATGGTAGCAGTAGCGAGCAGAACATCACCGATTTTGCCACCCGCATAGGGGCGTTGCCTGCCGTGCTAAAGCCATCTATCGAAAAAACACTCGGGCTCGGCGCAGCTTTTGAAGAGAGCGGTATCGATGCCGAAGTGGCTTCCAGCGGTTACTCGCGCTTTATGAGTGTGGCGGGTAATAATATCGCAGCTTTTGCCAAACAGATGAAACTTACTACCAAAGAAGCTTCCGAACTGTTCAACACCCACCCCGAAGAGTTCTTTTTGCGCTTTGGCGAAAGCCTCAAAGGCTTAGGAGCTGAGCAAACAGCGGGCGTACTCAAAGGATTAAAGCTCAACACCCTCGAAGTGCAAAAAGCATTGGGTACCGCAGGCGACAATGCCGACCGCTTCCGCTCTCTGATGAACCTCTCAGGGCAAGCAATGCAGGACGGCACTTCTATACAGAACGAGTTCAACAAGGTAAACGAAAATACCGCCGCTATATGGGAGAAAATCAAAAAAGTATTTGCCGAAACCTTTACTTCCGACACTATGGCGCAATGGTTCGGCGGACTCATTAAGCTACTCGGCTGGCTCACGGGGGTAACCTCCAAGGCAGGCGACGGCGTGAAAGTCTTCCGCGAGCGTATCGTTTTTTTAGCCAAAGCCATAGTAGTGTGCACTACCGCCGTAGTAAGCTACCGCGCTGCCGTCTATCTCTCTACTGTTACTACTAAAGCCGCTTGGCAACAAACCATCTTGTACAATGCTGCTATGAAAGTAGCAAATGCTACTACCGCTTTGTGGAAAGGAACTGTATTGCTGCTTTCGGCTGCCAAGGCAACACTTACGGGCAACACCATTAGAGCAACAGCCGCAATGCGCACTTTCAATCTCGTTACCAAAATGAACCCTTGGGGATTATTATTAGGGGCTATAACAGCAGTAGTAACGGCTCTTGTATTATTTTCTAACAAACAAAAAGAAGTAAATTTACAACTCAAAATACAGAACGATGCTATCAAAGAAGCTAATGTGCAAACAGCAGCACAAGAACACCATTTGCGACAACTTCTCAAAACTGCCAATGATACTAATAAGAGTTATAACGAACGTAAGAAGGCTGTAGATGAACTGAACCGACTTGTTCCGCAATACAACAAACAGCTTACTGTCGAAACTGCTAACACGGACAAAGCCAAACAAGCTCTCGATCGATATATAGACAGTATCAAAGCGGCTGCACGTGAAAAGTATTTAAAAGCATTGGTAGACCAAAAAGCTGAAGCCCTTGCAAAACAAGAATATTCATCATTAGAAGAAAATATAGCTTGGTATGAACGTGCTTTGAACGGAATGAAAAACTTTGGCAATCCTATCGCGGCAATGAGTGATGATATAGTAACAGCTACTAAAAACAAAGTTCAAAATGTCAAAAAAGCAAACGACGAACTGAAAGCTGCTACCGATCTTCTTCTTAAACAACAAGAAGAAAACGCAAAGAATGGTGTTGTTGTTACTGATGATAGCGTTACTCCTATATCTCCTGCTGGTGAAGGAACAAAAAAACAGTCCAAGGACTACGCCGATGAGTACCGCAATGCTAATAAGGCGCGCTTGGCTGCCGAGCAAGAATTGCAAAAGGAAATTACGCAAGGTTTAGAGGAAAGCCTCGACAAACAGCTGGCTCTTACCGAGCAGAAGTATAACGACAAGCGCTTCAAACTACAACAAGAAAACGCCGACTTAGAGCAGGACATTCTAAAGCTAAAAACAGAAGCGAAAGGCAATAATGACCCAAACCTGCTAAAAACAATTCAGGAAAAACGCAAATTGCAAGAACTCAACAAGCAAATAGCTGTTGAATATGAAAAACAAGAACAAGCCGAACTCGCCCAAGTACGTGAAAAGCATAGTGCCAAAGAAGTAGAGCGTACCCTCAAAGAAATGAACGATTGCCTCGCCGTAAAGAAACGCGAAAAGGCAGAGGAACTCCTCCTCATTCAAGATTTAGACACCGCCAAAGAAGCCCTACGCGGACAGATTTCGGATAAAGAACTATCGAAAATCAAAACCTTAGAGGACGCTAAAAAAGCCCTCCGTCGCAAAGCCGATGAGGAGATTCTAAAAGAAAGTATTGCTAACTTAGAGGCACAAGAGAAACTTCTAATGGGCTATCTGCAAACTGTTACGGGTGAAGCCAAAGACAAGCTTATAGAAGATATTCAAAAGGGAAGAGAACAGATGACTAAGTTAAAAGAGGAACTTGTTGCTTTAAAAAATCCTACAGAAGAAGATCCACAAGCAGGTTTAGAACTCGAAAAGGTAGATATATTAGGCTATAGTGCCAAAGATTGGGAAGATGTTTTTAAAAACCTCGACGACGTTCACAAGCGTTTTAAAATGGTAGAAATGGGCATAGGGGCAATGAACAACGCTTTTAGTATGTTTAGCCAGTTGCAGGAAAACCTAAACGCTAAAGAGCTGAGCAAATACACCGCCAACCAGCAGAAGAAAAAACAAGCCTTACTCGACCAACTCAACCAGGGATATATTTCACAAGCCCAATACCAAAAAGAATTGCAACGCCTCGATGAGGAAGCCGAAGCCAAAAAGAAAGAACTCGCCCTCAAGCAGTTC